AGAAAATTAGTTATGGAATAACAGTTTGTAATGAGATTACAGAAATAGCAGTTTTAATAGATACTCTTAAAGATAAGTTAAGAGAAGGTGATGAGATTGTGATTCAATATGATGAGGATTCAGTAACCGATGTAGTTATGGAATACCTTAACATTATGAAAAATATGCATAAAGATTTTATTAAGGTTATTGGATTCCCACTTAATAAAGATTTCGCATCATATAAAAATAATTTAAAATCACAATGTAGTGGAGATTATATTTTTCAGATTGATGCTGATGAAGTACCAAATGAATATCTGTTAGATAATTTGCATGAGATTTTATCAAGTAACGAAGTGGATGTTATTTTCATCCCAAGAGTAAATACAGTTGAAGGTTTAACCGATTCTCATATTCAAAAATGGGGATGGCAAGTAAATGAAAAGGGTTGGATTAATTGGCCTGATTATCAAACTCGTATTTACAAAAATACAGATGAAGTGATGTGGATGAACAAAGTACACGAAAGGATTACAGGATACGATACAGTATCTAATTTTCCTGCAGATGAAAACTATTGTTTGTATCATCCAAAACAAATAGATAGACAAGAAAAACAAAACGAATTTTACGATACGATATGAAAATAACATTTATTTACGCATATGAAAATGAAGAATGGTCAACACCTTTATCGTTGGCATACGAATTTGAAGAAAGAGGATGGGATGTTGGGATTGTTACTATTGGTTCAAATAGTACACAACAATATTATGATGATAATATAAAAGAGTGGTTAGAAGAAAAAGATGATTCTGATATAGTTTTATTTATGGATTGGGGTAGATTCGATTCACCTTTATTAGATAAAGAAAAATTACCATCAGCATTTTGGGTACAAGAGAGTGGAGATGACCCACAAAACTTTGATAACAATTTTCCTAAATCTAAAAGATTTAATATGACTCTTTCACCAGATAATGATTCAGCAGAGGAATATAAGAAAAGGGGAGTAAATGCACATTGGTGGACTCACTTCGCAGATACTGCGGTTCAATTCCCAATGGAAGATATACAAGAAGTATTTGTTGGGGTTACGAGTAGAGGTGTAGGTGGTTCTCAATTTTTGGATACACTTACTTTGCATGGTGATGGAACTATTGGTAATCAAAATGGAATGGGGCCAGATGAACATACTGAATTTTTAAATAGTGGGATGATGGTAGTACAACATTCAAGATGGGGTGAAGTAACTCGTAGAATATTTGAAGGTATGGCTTGTGGTAAGATGGTTCTATGTGATAGATTAAATGAATCAAAAAAATTAGAAGAGTTATTTGAAGATGGTGAAGATATAGTTTACTATGATGATATGGTAGATTGTATAAACAAAATGAACAAATATTCTCAGAACAATAAAGAAAGAAAAAGAATAGCAGAAAACGGATATAGAAAAGTTTTAGATAATCATACTCAGAAACAAAGGGTTGATTTTATAATTGAAAAATATAACGAATGGAAAGACTCCCAATAAGTATAGGAATATTATCTTGGAAGAGTGGACAAACTTTAGTTAACACTTTACAAACTTATTTTCAGCAAGAATTCTTACATCAAATAAATGATGTATGTATTTTGTTTCAAGAGTGTTCAGAAGAAGATAAACAAATAGCAGAACACTTTGGTATTCCTTATATAGCAAAGGATTCTAACATAGGTATTGGGCAAGCATTTATAGAATTAACAGAACAAGCTAAAACAGATAATGTTTTAGTTTTGGAGCATGATTGGAAGTTAATAGAAGATAAAGAAACTTTGAGAAAAAGATTATTGAGTGGTATAAAACTATTAGAAAACGGATTTAGTTGTGTAAGATATAGACATAGAGCTAATCCTGGTTTTCCACATTTTTCATTCCAATATCAAGGAAGAGAGTTAGATTACTATGATAAAGAGATTGAGGTAACTTCACCTCATCTTTTAGATTCAGTACATTGGTGTAATCCAGCTGAAAAGTTTCCACAACACATTCAAAGAGAAGGAGAGTATTTTATTACAACATCTCGTTATGGTAATTGGACTAACAATCCTTGTCTCTATAAAAAAGATTTTTATTTAGAAACGGTTAAACCATTCGCCGGAGGTGGTATCGCATTAGAAGGTAACATCTCAAAGTGGTGGGCACAACAAACACACAAAGTAGCACACGGTGAAGGGCTATTTTGTCATTTAGATGAAGGTAAACATGGAAGGTAAATTTAGACCATTGGGTGATAGAGTATTGGTAAAACCAAGTGAAACATCCGAAATGAAAACAAAAGGTGGTATTATCATAGCAGATAGTGCACAAAGAGGACAGAAAGTATATGGTGAGGTAGTATCAGTTGGTACTGGTATATTCTCACAAAGTGGGGGAAGAATCCCTATGACTGTAAAGGTTGGTGATAAAGTAATGTATGCTAAAGATATGGCAGGTGAAGAAGTAGATATGGGAGATGAAAAGTATCTTTTATTCAATGAACACCAATTATTAGGTATCATAAAACAATGAGTAAAGTAAAGTTAATTATATTTGATTTAGATGGTGTATTAGTTGAGGCTAAGAACATACACTATGAAGCACTTAACGAAGCATTGGGTGATAAGTATGCTATCAGTTGGAATGAACATTTATCGACTTACGATGGTTTAAAAACTACTCAGAAATTAGATATGTTATCTGAAAAAAAAGGATTACCAATTGATTCTCATAGAGATATTTGGGAACACAAACAAGAACTTACATTAGAAAAGTTAAGAGCATTAGAACCAAATGGGGGTTTAATACAATGTATGAAAAACTTAGTTAGTGAAGGTTATAAGATAGCAGTGTGTTCAAACTCAATCAGAAAAACTTGTTTAACAGTTTTATCTAAGTTAGGTATAATGGAATTTATGGATTTAGTAATATCTAATGAAGATGTAAAGAATGGCAAACCACATCCAGAGATGTATTGGAAAGCAATATCAATGATGAGTTGTTTACCTGAAGAAACTTTGATAGTTGAGGATTCACCTTATGGATTACTTGCAGCAGCTCGTTCTAAATCACACATACTAAGAGTAAAGAATACCAAAGAAACAAATTATAGTAACATAGATAATAAATTAAAAGAAATAGAAATGGGAGAACAACAATCAACACCAGCATGGAGAGATGAAAATCTTACAGTCTTAATTCCAATGGCTGGGGCAGGAAGTAGATTCCAGCAAGCTGGATATACATTTCCAAAACCACTAATCGATGTAAAGGGAAAACCTATGATTCAATTAGTAGTTGAAAATCTAAACATCAAAGCAAACTATGTTTATGTTGTACAAAAAGAACATAGAGAAAAATATAATTTAGATACTTTATTAAATCTAATAACACCAAATTGTAAGATTGTAGAAGTTGATAAACTAACGGAGGGAGCAGCTTGTACTGCTTTATTAGCTAAAGAATATATTAATAAAGATACTCCTTTGTTTTTCGCTAACTCAGACCAGTTTGTAGAATGGGATTCCAATGAGTTCTTATATAAAATGAATGAGACAAATGCTGATGGTGGAATTGTCTCATTTAGAGCAACACACCCTAAATGGAGTTTTGCTAAGGTAAATGAGACAGGATTGGTAACTGAAGTTGCTGAAAAGAATCCTATATCAGATATCGCTACAGTTGGATATTACTATTGGAAAAGGGGTTCTGATTTTGTAAAGTATGCAGAAGATATGATTGAAAAGGATATTAGAGTGAACAATGAGTTCTATGTTTGTCCTGTATTTAATCAAGCAATAGAAGATAACAAAGAGATTCGTACCTTTGATATTCCTAAGATGTGGGGATTAGGTACACCAGAAGATTTAAAATACTATTTAGAAAATTATAAATGAGACTGATTTCACATAGAGGAAATGTAGATGGTAAATATCCACAATATGAAAATCTACCTGAGTATGTTGATAAAGCAATAGATTTAGGATACGATTGTGAAGTTGATTTATGGGTTTTAAGTTCAGCAAAGTGGAATAATGATGATGCATTTTATTTAGGACATGATGAACCTACTTATCCGATTGATTTAAAATGGTTAACTGATAGATATCTAAATTTATGGATTCATTGTAAAGATTTAAAAACTATAAGTAAACTTAGAGAACTACAATTAGAAATGCATGTAAACCTAAATTACTTTTTCCATAATACAGATGATTGTACCATAACATCAAGAGGTGATTTATGGGTTTATCCTGGTAAACAACCGGTAAAAAATAGTATAGCAGTCATGCCAGAATATCATAAAGATGATATTTCTGAAGCACATGGAGTTTGTTCTGATTACATTAAAAATTATAAAAAATGAAAGTAGCGTTAATGTTAACGGGATTAGCCCGTAAGGTTGAGGAAGGTTATAAACACTATTGGAAATATATTATAGATAATCACGATGTAGATTTATACTTACATTGTTGGCAAGATGAAGAATATAAAAAGGTTGAAGAAATATATCCTAATTACAAATATCTACATATTCAAAAACCATTTAAGTTTACAGAATATAGAGAAGGTATAGAATCACCAAATGATGATAAGAGTAGACCTTTAGAAGAATATGATGTTTGGGGTAACTTCAGAACATTTCCTATGTTTTATAGTTGGGAAGAAACCTTCAGACCACTAAGAGTTAGTAGACACAAATATGATTGTGTAATCAGAAGTAGATATGATTTGGGAACTGATATTGATATTGATTTAAATAAATTAGATATGAGTAAAATAAATATATCTAATCATCATTGGGGTGGCTCGCCGATTACTGATGATAATATTTGTATCTCAAATCAAGAAAACGCACAGATACTTTTTGAAGATATCTTTACAGAGTATATTGAACATTCCAAAAAGATTGGATATATAGAATTCGCAGAAAAGAATTTTATGAATATTTTAAAAAGAAAAAACCTCTATCACTTGGTACATAAATCAAATGATTTACCATTCCAACTTTTAAGAGATGATAAACTATGGTATTAATGAAAGAAACAATTCCTTTATTTAAAGTATTTATGAGTCCAACTGCTAAAGATAAAGCTGGTGAAGTTTTAGATAGTGGATACATCGGACAAGGACCTAAAGTTGATGAGTTTGAAAAACAGATTGGTGATTACTTTGGTAATAACAAAGTAGTAACAACTAATGCTGGTACATCAGCTCTACATTTAGCTTTACATTTATTAAAAAAACCTAAACCAAATTGGAATGAAGATGTATTTCAAGGAGTGGCTTGGGTATCTCATAATTGGCCTGGTATAGAAGATGGTGATGAAGTATTAGCTACACCACTAACTTGTACTGCATCCAATTGGCCAATCGTAGCAAATGGATTAAAAATAAAATGGGTAGATATTGACCCAACAACTTTGAATATGTGTTTGAAGGACTTGGAAAAGAAAATGACTACAAAAACAAAAGCTATTATGGGAGTTCATTGGGGTGGATATCCATTAGATTTAGATAAGATTAGAGATATCAGAGCTAAATTTAGAGGAAAGAATGGATGGG